GGTTGTCTATTATAAAGGCTTTGGTAAAAAACCTCTTATGTCTATTCAAGAGGTCGAAAAGGCAGACAAGACTATCGTGTATTATTGCTACACCAATGACACTTATTATGAGATTACCGAAGATGCAATTACTTACAGTGAGGGACATTTGCTCGATTATATTCCGATAATTGAATATCCAGCGAATAATTCTCGCATAGGTGCTTTTGAATTGGTTATGAGTCTGCTCGACCAAATCAACAATGCAGAATCCAATCGCATTGACGGTATCGAGCAGTTCATTCAAGCATTTATGAAGTTCATAAATGTACGAATAGACAAGGAAACATTTGAAGAACTCAAAGAAATGGGTGCAATCGCTTTCAAAAGCGACCCTCAAACTCCGGCAGATATTGATATTGTTTCTTCGGAACTCAATCAACAGCAAGTACAAACAGTTATCGACCATTTGTATCAAATGGTGTTAATTATTTGCGGTATGCCCGACAGAAACGGAACTAACCGAACTACCGGCGATACAGGTCAAGCGGTTATTCTTCGTGACGGCTGGTCTGCGGCTGCTGCAAAAGCAAAAGATACTGAATCAATGTTCAAGTTATCGGAAAAACGCTTTTTGAGATTGGTTTTGAAATTGGTTAAGGACACAGAGGACATAGATATTCGCTTATCGGATATTGATATAAAACTTCGTCCTTGTAATACCGATAATCTTCTCACCAAGACTCAAGGTCTTCAAAATATGCTTGAGGCTGGTATTCACCCTCAAATTGCAATTACCACTTGCGGTTTGTTTGGCGACCCCGAGCAAGTCTATATTGATTCACTACCTTACATTCGTAACAAGTGGAAAACAAAGGACGAGGCTGATGCTGATAATCCTATACTCAATGAAAATGTTGATGAGGACGATAACAATATCGTACCGGCTAACAATAAGCCAAATCCTACGGAAGAATAAGGTTTCAAACGGTAATAACCGTTAAAACATACGACACAGAAGTCGCTAAAAGACAAAACGAGAGAGAACTCGACAAACGCAAAATATAGTTGCAGAGAAGCAACCGAAAAACACAGGAGGTATCGGAGGGCAGATATTCAAACATTACTCGGTGAAGATTACCGAGAGGGTATGACAGTTGAGGAAATCAATGCCGTACTCGCAAATCGTCAGCTTGTTGACCCTACCACTTTACCCAAGTCGGTGGAAAAAACAGTATTTGACAAAACGGCATCGGAACTTGCGAAAGTGAAAAAGGAACTTGCCGAACTGAAAAACAGTAGTATGACAGACGATGAAAAGGTACAGGCAGCCATTACCGCCGCAAACAACAAAGAAAAAGAGTTTATTGCGAAAAGTAATCGTCTGGAAGTAGAAAAACTTTTCGTTTCGGGTGGATTAACCGAACAGGATTATGCAGATGTAATTGACGACATTGTTTCGGACGATGTTGATAAAACAATGAAACTTGCTAAAAATCTATTAGCGGTTATCACAAATCAAAAATCAGCTACGGAAAAGGCACTCCGAGCCGAGTTACAGAGGAGTACACCAAGGACACCTGCTGGTGACGGTAGTAAATCCTCTAAAAAGGATTACGCTACTGAAATTTCCGAGGCACTCGCACGAGGCGATACTGCTGGTGCAGCCGCTTTAATGCGAAAACAACAAGAAGAACTAATTGACAAAGGAGAATAAATGTTATGGCTAAAAATGAAGCTAATGTTATGACTTCCCATAATCTGTTGAACTATAGCGGTATGCTTTTCAACAAGGGAAATACTAAAACCCCTTTCTCGACCCTTATCGGTGGTAAGAGTCGAAACACTAATCACTGGGTATTTGCGACTTCGCAGTCTTATGCTACAGGCGGTGGAGAATCCCAGCCGTCTATCAGTGAAACTGCATCTTTGACAGCACCTACTCCCGAGTTTGTTACTCGCAAACAGGAGAGTAATGTTTGCCAGATTTTCCAGAGAGCTTTGGCTATCTCTTATGGTAAGCAGAGTTCTATGGGTCAGCTTTCTGGTTTGAATATCGCTGGACAGGAAGCAAATCCAGCTAACGAACTCGATTTCCAAGTTGCTAACACTATGGCAGCAATCGCAAACGACATCGAATTTACTTTCCTTAACGGAACTTTCCAAGACGGAAATTATGACGATGTTGCGTATAAGACCAGAGGTATCATTACCGCAATCGAATCTAACATCACTGCGGCAGAGGGTGCATCTCTCGGTTATTGGCTTGTTGCAGAACTTATTAAGTCAATTTCGGACGGCTTTGCACCTACTGACAGTCTTGTTCTTATGTGTAACTCTGTTCACATTATGCAGTTAAACGCTGATGCTTCTGCAAATGGTCTTACTGTTATTCCGGCAGCAAGAGAAATCAACGGTATTAAGATTGATGAACTCATTACTCCTTTCGGTAATGTTGGTATCGCCGCTAACCCTCGTGTTCCGGCTGGTACAGTTCTTGTATTCAATCCTACTATCTGTGCTCCTGTTTATATGCCTGTTCCCGGAAAGGGCAACTTCTTCCTCGAACCCCTTGCTAAAACAGGTGCGGCTGATAAGTACCAGATTTATGGACAGGCTGGTCTTGATTATGGTGCAGAGTGGTATCACGGCAAAATCACCGGTCTTTCTACTGACTTTGCTGCTCCCGAGTACAGCAAGAAAGTATATGTAGCCGGTGGCACTATTACCACTGAAACTGCTACCGCAACTGAGGAATAATTTACAGGAGGGTACATAAGTGGCAGACAGTTATAAACTTACAAAACTACGGCGAATGGTCGGGGCTAATGCAAGTGAAGACGACTTGCTACTTATGTACCTTACCGATGCTGAAAGGGCAATCCTAAACCGACTTTATCCTATGGACGAAGATATAAAGGCTTCTCTCCCTACGAGATACGAGTCAAGACAGATTGAAATTGCCGTTTTTCTTTACAACAAACAAGGTGCGGAGGGTCAAATATCGCACAAAGAGAATGGTATTGACCGTACATACGAAAACGCTTCCATTCCCGAATCTATGCTCTCCGATATTATGCCTTACCCGAGTATTCCGAAATGAGAACACTCAAACGCAACGAGAGAATTATCTATTATGCCTTGTTGATTAAGAACGAGCCAATCAAGGACGAGGACGGTTACGATACGAGCGAAACAACCCCTATTTATAGTGAGCCTGTTGAACTGCGTATCAATACCTCCCCAGCAAGTGGAGAGAGTGCGACTCGACAGTTCGGTGATGTGCTTGATTATGATAGAACTCTTGTTACTTGTGATACAGACCTACCTCTTACCGAAACATCGGTATTATGGATTGACGAAACCGATACCTCGAAACCTTTTGACTATGTGGTTAAGAAAATTGGGGACGGTATAAATTCTAATCTAATTGCCGTGAAGAAAGTAGAGGTGCGGTAAGTATGCACAAGATTACCGTATCTCTTGGGAATATTGACGATGCTATTCGTCAAATCGAAGAATACGAAAAGAAAGTACAAGAGAAAATCAAAGAATTTCTCACTCGACTGCTTGAAGACGGTGCTAATATTGCGAAAGCCAAGATTATAGAACTGAAAGCGGTAGAAAGTAGCGAACTTCAAGACAGTTTTCAATACACCCTTTATAAAGAGGGAAACAAAGGTATTATTTTCACGGATTGCTCACACGCTTGTTTTGTGGAATTTGGTACAGGTGTTAGAGGGTCTGCAAGTCCTCACCCTACTATGCCGTGGGCTTACGACAGTAACGGACACGGAGAGGACGGCTGGTACTACTATGACACCAAACAAGGTCGAGTACGATTTACACAAGGTATGCCGTCACGACCTTTTATGTATGAAACCGCAAGAGAATTAGAACAGAAAGCCGTAGAAATCGCAAGGGAGGTATTTTCACAATGATAGATATTGAAAACAAATTATATACCATAGTGAAAAGCAAAATGCCGAGCAATATAAATATGGACTCTATGTATTCTAATAGCAGTAAATTACCGCTTTGTACTTTGGTGGTAATGGATAACTCGGTATATGAGCCTTTTATAAACTCTGCGAGAATCGAGAACGCAGCATCTATAATGGTCGAAGTTAATGCTTATTCAAACAAGATAGCCGGTAAAAAGGAAGAATGTAAGAAAATCATTAAAACCGCCGATGATGTTCTGTCGGGTATAGGATTGACAAGGACTTTTTGTCAACCTACTCCTAACTTGGAAGATGCAACAGTTTATAGAATTACTGCTCGTTACAGAGCAATCGTTGATACAGACCTAAAAATTTACAGGAGGTAAATTCGTTATGGAAAAAACTACTATCAATACCTTTTTGATGCACTCTGCAACAAAAGACGGAAATTTTGAGAAACTTGTAGATATTACGAGTTATCCCGAACTCTTTTCTGCTCCCGAAAAACTTGACATTTCCAATATGTCCAGTAAGCAGAAGAAATACACTCCCGGTATGGTAGATGTACCCGACCAAGAGTTTGGTTATATTTACGACAAAGCCGCATACGCAAAAATTAAAGCGTTGGAGGGTACAGACCAGTATTACCAGCTTCGCTTTGGTGCGAATGGTGAGTACGGTTGTTGGCAGTGGCACGGCGATGTGTTTACAAGTTTTTCTGGCGGTAGCGTTGGCTCTGCTCGTGAAGCTAAACTCATTACTTACCCGGCTGACGACATTGAAGAAGTAACAATTAACTCTTAATTTGGAGGAATTAAATTATGGCTGCAAAACAAATTATCCTTAAAGACCAGAAAACTGGTAAGGAATACACTCTTGAATTTAACCGCAAGAGTATTGAATCTATGGAAAGACAGGGTTTTATCGCTGCTGACATCAGCAAAAAGCCTATGACAATGCTCCCAGCTTTGTTTGCCGGTGCGTTCCAAATGCACCACAGATTTGTTGAAAATAGTGTAATCAAAGATTTGCTCTATCAAATCAAAAACAAAGATGCTTTCATTGAGAAACTTTCCGAAATGTACAACGAGCCACTGGTTGACCTTGTTGACGAACCAGAGGAAGACGAGGGAAACATCGAGTGGGAAGCGAGCTGGTAAGCCCAGCTTCCCCTTTAACTTTTACAGAACAATTTGAGGCACAATGTCCGTTTTACCTATCTATCGGTATGACCTATGACGAATATTGGTATGGGTCAGCCGACCGAGTGATTTATTATCGCAAAGCGTACAAAATGAAACAAAAGCGAAATAATGATTTGGCTTGGTTAAATGGTCGCTATGTTTATGATGCTCTCAAAGCAATCGTTCCAGCGTTACGAGGTCTGTCAAAAGAGCCTGTCGAACAATATCTTGACGAGCCTTATCCTTATACAAAAGAAGATGTTATTGAGTATAAGAATAGGAAAATGCTCGAAAAGGCTCAAAAATACCGTGAGTATGCCGAGGCTCGAAACGCTGAAAGACAAGCACGAGAGGAGGCGATGAAAAATGGGGACAACGATTGACCAATTAGAGATTGAGGTCGTTACTCAATCGGACAAAGCAAGTAAGGGTTTAGATAAACTCAAAGAAACGCTCACAGGCATTAAGAAAATCTCGAAATCATCGGGATTAGATAAAGTCTGTGCTAAATTGGAGAAAATTGCTTCTCTAAATTTTTCAAACCTTGCCCCTCTGGAAAAACTCTCCAAAACAACAGGCTCGTTAGGAGAAATGAGCGACAAAATCAAAGATGTTACCTCTGCGATAGGTGATGTGCCAAGTGAAATTGGAACGACGGTCGATGTTGGCGGTATCAGTGATACAGTTAGTGAGATAGAATCTGCTACTGCTGCTATAAACGATATACCGAAGACAGTCGATGTTCCTGTTAATACTCCCGGTGTCGATGTTGCCAATACCAAAATATCACTTTTCACAAGAATAATTGGCGGTGTAAAAGCTGTTACAGGAGCGACAGGACGAGGGTTGTTAAAACTTGGCGGTTACTTTAAGACATTGGGTGCATCTGCCGCCGCAAGTTGTGCAAAGGCTAAAAAAGGTCTTTTCCAAGTGCTAAATATTGTACTTATTTACGGCGGTGCGTTTCGTGCATTTATGATGTTTACGCAAGGTGTATCGGAGGGTTTGCAGAACATATCACAGTACAGTGACGAAACTGCTGACTCAATGAACAAATTGTCAACGATGTCGCTTTATTTGAAAAATTCTATAGGTGCTGCGTTATATCCTGTTATTGTTGCAATAACACCAGCGTTGGAAGCTATGGCTGATGCCATAATTAAAGCATTGAAC